CAGGAATACCGACTACCTCGCCAAAGTCTGTGGCACGAACTGGCGGATGCCGGTTGAGCAACAGTGGTTCTGGGAATTCAATTATCTGGAAGCGGTGAAATCGCACACGCAGAAAATCTGGTTCTCGCAAATGCCTGCGGACGACTACGAGGCTCTGCAAGGCGCGAACGACCTTGTGTTCGATCCCATCATCATCGACACCGCGCGGGAGTCGCTAAAAACATGCGAATTGTGCGGCAAAGGGGAAAGAGAGCACATTGAATCTCACGCCTTCCAACTCAAGCGGCCCTATCAAGCCTATGCCGTCACAGGGGACTCGATAGACGACGGCTTCGAGCCGAACGAAGAAGAGATCGACTACACGAAGGAACGCATCCATGTGAAGTGGACCTCACACCGGGGACAAAGTTACGAGTGGGTCATGGTTCCGCTGCTTCCGTTTGAGGAAGACGATGAGCGGAAGTCCTTCGACAAGGTGATGATCTTCGAGGAACCGAACATGGCGCCGGGTGCAGAGGGAGAAAAACAGGACTACTCCATCGGCATTGACACCGCGGATGGCCTTGGAAACGACGACGAGGACCGCTCGGTGTGCTCGGTGACGCGGAGCATGGTTGGAGAGCATCCTGACGTGCAGTGCGCTGAGTTGGCCTCGAATCGCATCAACGCTCCACAGATGGTCGGCTTCGCCGCGTGCCTCGCAACGTGGTACGGACAGAACACGAAGAACGAGCGCGGCGTTAAGTTTGCGATTGAGCAACGCGAGCGGCCGGGAGACGATTGCCAGTTGCAGTTGAAGATCATGGGCTTCCAGTTTCACCACATCGACATCCGATACGACAACAAGAACGTGAGAGAAAGTAAGGGACACAAGGAAGGCATCTTTATGAATGCCTGGTCGCGTCCGATGATCCTCACCCGTTTTGTAGAAGCAGTAAACGGCGGATGGTATCAGCCGAAGTCTCCATTCCTGATTGACGAACTCGGATCGCTAGAGCGAAAACTTAAAGTTGGGAAGAGTCGATTGGAGCACCAAAGCGGAAAGCATGATGACCGGATTCTTGCCGCCGCGCACTCCTACTGGACGCGCCACCACGTAGAGGATTGGACCGCGAGAGCGCAGAAACGATACGCGCCACCGTCCACGAAACCACCCGACCTCAACCTCGACTACAACAGCGATTCGGAAATTACAATTTGAGTCTGCGAGTGTTTGTGGCACAATGACGCTGTATGAGTGGTCTTATTCTCCCGAAGCGTTTACGGAAAGAAAAACTGGCCCAGCAAGGCTCCCTTCAGCAAATGGGCAGGCCGATTGTTTTCTGGTACTCCAGTAAACTCGACCACATCCTCAATCCTCCGCACCACACGATCGAGCCTCCGACCGGGTACGTGAAAATCGAATGCCGCCACGCGCATGAAGTGGACACTTGGAGCAAGAGACTTCGCGCTCAAGAAAAGCGAATCGCGGAGATGACGGATCACGAACGCTACCTGTACGAAGACAAGATTCGCGCTCACGCCATCGAACAAATCAAGAAAGACATCCAGAACAAGCCGGATGACTTCAACAGGAAGCTGGCAGTCGAACTGTTACGTCGCATGGAAGCAAGTCGCGCCAAGGCCGCAGTGCCCGTGTTGGTTGAAGGGGTCATGGCGTGCGAGAAGGAAGAAGGGATCGCGCCTTGATTGATGAGAAGCGTTCGGATTGGCAAATTCCTCCGTTCACCGCTCCACCCGTTGACCGCTATGCTTGGGTTGAGGAGCAGATCAAGGAAGGCGAAGGCGTTCTCGAAAGCCAGTCTTGCTACAAGAACCTCGCTCGAAATCTGAAAATCTTCGATGGCGTGATTGACGACAACAGCGGTTCCACGCTTGTCACCAACGGACTGAAATACGATCTCCGAAAATTCATTGAGACGATCTCCGACGTGCGAGAGATTGGGACGGTGCGCTCGGACGCGCCTCAGTTCAAGCCCTACGCGGAGATGGTGAACCGCGTGATGAAGGGTGTCTACATTGAGAGCCAGTTCCCTCGGCAGATCAGGAAGGCGCTCCAGTACGCGACCGTCATGGGACGGGGATACATCTGGCCGAAGTGCAAGGCTGGCGGGTACGGATACGAAGAACGGCGAATCGTGTTTGAACCTCTGGGTTTGCTGGACGTGGTTTCTGTGCAGGTTCCTTCGAGCAACGACGTACAGGAAGCCTACGCGAACACAATCTACTCCTACATGCCCATTGCGGAAGCCCACGGGCGCTTTCCGCTGTTCCAGTCGCTTCTCCTGCCAGTGCGGCATGTCAACTACCAGTCGCGCCTCCAGTGCCGCCGTGCGGACATGGCAGAGCGATGGCGCTACGGACAGCAGGGGCGTACCTGGGGGAGCCTGTACTGCGAAATTCGCTACACGTTCATCCGTGATCTCAGAATTAACAGCAGCAGGTACGAGTTGCCGATGGGCGATCCCGGCACAAGCTGGTTTTACAAGGTGCCGTATGTCGGTCAGGAAATCTTTGGCGGAATCCGCGGCGGTCAGGCATTCATGCGGAAGGCGACGGTGGAGGACTGCCGGATTTATCCGCGCCTGCGCCTGGTCATCACCGCAGCCGGCATGAGCACGCCGATGTACGACGGCCCTGCCTTCGACAATCACGGCATCATGCCGCCAGTGCAGTATGACGTGGACGATTGGGCTTGGGAGCAGGTGGGACGATCTCTGGTTGACGATGTTGGTTCCATTGAAACAACCAAGCGCAAAACGGAACGGAAGATGGACGAGGTTACGCGAGTGACCCTGAATCCTCCGATGGGCTATGACACGTCCGTGACGGGCGGGACGCGGATGGAGAACTTCGACATCTTCGGTCAAGACATCCGTATGGGCGCAGACGGCGAGCCAAAGAAAATTATCCAGTCGATTCTCCCCGATGAAGTGCGCGTAGTCGGTGAGCACTTCAAGATGCTGGAGCACTACGACAAGTCGATTGAGAAGCAGTTGGGCATCAACGATCTCGGTAGCCTGATGAACCTGAAAATGAATTTGTCGGGCGACAATCTCGACAAGGCGATTGAGGGCGTGGGTCCGATTGCCAAGGGTATTGCCGGACTGATGGAAGCAGCGAACGCGAAGATTGCCTACATGACCGCGCCGATGATCCCGCAGTGGTTCACTACCTCTCGCATCATCGAATACATCGGAGCGGACAACATCACGCCAGAAGTATTCGACTTTGATCCGCAGTCTATTGTCCCAAGCCACATGCCGGACGAGTACGTGAACGACGCGGTTCCCCAGACTCCATCACAGTATTCAGCACAGGAGCGAGCACGTAGATTTGCGAAGAACATCCGCGTGGTGTCGGTGCCAAGCATCCTGCTCAAGATCACGCAAAAAGAAGAACAGTTGAAATTCATGTCGCTCAAGTTCAAGAACGCCCCGATTTCTTGGGAGACGGTGTTTGAAAAGTGCGGCATTGAGGATTACGCGGTCGAGCATGACAAGTGGGTGAAAGAACAAATCGAGGAAATTAAGTTGAAGGCTCTGGCGGCAAAGATGGCGGCAGAGTTGGGTTTGGAACCTGGTGGAGACAAGCCGGGTGGCGGCAAGGGTGGCAGGCCGAGCACGAACAAGAAGCCGATGAAGCAGGCGCAAAAAGGTGGCGCTGGTGGTGAACCGAGAGTTGTGAACAAGACGAGCTAGGAGCCTAAGTATGGACAAAGACGATTTGATTGTGAAGTCGCGCGATTTCTTAGTCACGGAAACCGAGATCAGAACCAACGCTCCGCTGTCAGAAGTGGAGCACTACCTGAAAACGGAAAAGACTTTTGGTGAAGTAAAAATCCCCATGTCTCAAGGGGGAAAACTTCGCGTGTTGGTCACGGAAAAAACTAAAGCACTAACCGAAGAAGAATCCAAAGATGTGAGAGAACGTCTCGGGATGAACACAGAAACCGCTTGACAAGTTTTCTCAGATAGTGATAACTCTTGTAATCGAGAAGCGCAAGCGCCCCTTGGGATTGCAAAAGCGGCTCAAGCTGAAAACGGCTTGGGCCGTTTTATTTTGATCCAAGGAGGCCAGCAATGGCGAAGGGAAAGAAAGTGAAGATGGTGGGAGCGCACAAGTCCCATCTGAAGAAACACAAGGGCGGAAAGCGGCGCGGGCGTAAGGGTCGCGGCAAGAAATAGTCCTATGGCGACCACGCCACAACCAGATCCAACGCAATCAGCCGGAGGCGCTCCCGACGCAGGGGGCGCTCCCGGTGGTGCGTCTCCTCAGCAACCTTCCCAGGCTCCCGCCAGCCCCACGCAGATGATGTTGGCGAAAGTCTATATGCTTCTCAAGCAACTGGCACAACAAGATGCCTCAATCGCCGCAGAACTGGCCGAAGCTGGTCAAGCGATTCAGAAAGCGCAGACGAAGCTCGTTACCCAACCGCAGTCGCAACCGTCCGGGGCGAACCCGGCTTACTAGGAGAACCGTCCATGCCTATTCCGACCGTCGAAGAAATTTTGAAGTCCTCGGGAATGACCGATGAACAGATCAAGGCGCTTGACGCCAAGGTTGTGACTGGAATCACAGGCGTGTTGACCGCCGCCACGACCGAATCCACTGCCGCGCAGAAGGCGCGAGAGGAAGCGGAGAACGCACGCAGGCTGCAAGCCGCGGATTACGACCAGAAGATTGCTCCGGCCCTCGACAAGTGGGGGATTGAAAGCGCGAACCTGACTGCCGAGCGCGACTACTACAAGACGCTGGCGGAGAAGGCGAAGGAAGGCGGCTTTGTTGCCGCCGCCGAACCGTTCAAGCCAACGACTGCTGCGCGTGGAGCGGACGGACAATTTGTTGCAGGAGCCAACGAAGTGCCGGGAAGCCCGAAGTTCGTTGAGGAAAAAGTGAAACAGTTGACCCGCGAGATCGGATCGGCGTTCAGCTTCGCCAGCGATACGCAGTGGAAGTATCGCAGCCTGTTCGGAACCGAGATGCCG